AGAATTACCCCGCAGGGTCTTCTTGCCCGTCACAGTAAAATACAAAAGATAGAATTCTTAGAAGTTTTGCTAGCAGACTTGACATAGTACAAAATTTGTGTTAAATTAATATCTATAGGAGTTGGAATGGATCCACATAATAAAACAAACAAATCATGGAAGAAGGTAGGCAAGATTATGAATACCTACGACGAGGCGAAAGCTGCCGCTGACGCTCTGGTTCAGCAGCTTACGGCTGATGAGGAACTACCGGGAGTCGAAATTAAAATTAAAAGGTGCGGCCCGGGAGGGACACAGTTTAAAGTTAAGATGTGGCGCCCGGATTCTGAAAAACCAAAGAACAATAAAAAGAGGAACAAATAATGTTATTAGAATATTATAGAGTGCGCGATTCGGCGCATCCACCGACACGCGCAAATCCAAGCGATGCCGGTCTTGATGTATATTTCAATCCAGAAAATGCAACTAAGGAAATTAACATTGAGGCTGGCCAAAGTGCCGTGCTCCCAACCGGTCTCAAATTTGGTATACCACACGGATATATGCTAGAAGTCAAAAATCGTTCAAGCATGGCCGCTAAACGAGGGCTAGTAGTTGGAGCATGTGTGATCGACTCTGGCTATGACGGAGAGGTGTTTATTAACCTTCACAATGTAGGCACAGGTCCACAAGTGCTCTCGCCACAAACCAAGATTGCGCAAGTAGTAATGGTACCAGTTGTGCACTTTCGAGCTTTGGAAACCATTAGCGACAACTTATATGATTGGTATCCCATTACAATCAGCGACAGAGGCGACGGCGCTTTGGGGAGCACAGGTGAATAAAACAACACAAAAAGTAATGTTTTCTAGCACCACGGGAAACTGGTCAACACCACAGGCGTTTTTTGATAGATTAAATTGGCGCTTTGGACCCTTTGACTTAGATCCGTGTGCAGATATCCATAACACAAAATGCGCTAACTTTTTCACAGAAGCTGAAGACGGTTTAAACAAGAGTTGGGAAGGGTTCACTGCTTTTGTCAATCCGCCATATGGCCGCGGCATCGACCAATGGATTAAAAAGGCCTACGAAGAATCATTAAAAGAGAACACTCGGATTGTAATGCTTATCCCATCCAGAACGGATACTAAATATTGGCACAATTATGTTATGAAGGCCGCAGAGATTCATCTAGTACGAGGCCGGCTCAAGTTTGGTAAAAGCACCAATTCCGCGCCGTTCCCCTCCGCAGTGGTGGTGTTCGATAATTCGCCGCACCATGTCCGAGAAACTCGGCCGAAAATTTTTTCCATGGAGAAGGCATGAATCGTAAACAACGGAGGCATATGGCCAAGGAACAGCGATCAAAGGGTAATGAGGACTTAGCTGACAAGATTATGCTGTTCGACAAGCTGCCCGATGAATGTTTCATGTGCGAATCCGAATTCGATAAGACGGATAAACAGATGGTAAGCAGTTGGAATGTGGTGGTAAAAGAAGCACAACAAAAGGTTAGCCTATACTGCCCGACCTGTTGGACAATGGCCCAAGAAATGGTTTCAAAGGTTTTGGAGAGTATAGACGAAGTACAGAAAATGGAGGAAAAGGTTAAATGAAAGAAGGACTAAGTTACGACGATGTATTGCTCGCTCCGCAATATTCAGATATTACCAGCCGGAGTGAGATTACGATTGGCAACAGAATGGGAGACATATGGTTAGAAGTCCCGGTGATCGCTAGCCCGATGGACACAATAAGTGGCGCGGCAATGGCAGAAGCAATTCACAATTGCGGAGCCATGGCGGTCCTTCACCGATATAATACTCCGGCCGAACAAGCGAACTTAATTTTAAGGGCGAAAGAAGACTCTCCGAACCTTAATGTTGGAGTCGCCGTCGGAGTATCCGAAGATTATTTAATGAGAGTGAAACTGGCAAAACAATTGGGGGCGAACTGCATATGTATCGATGTTGCACACGGCCATCACATTTTAATGGAGCGCGCCCTTAAGACTATTAAGGATGAACATGGTGATGATCTTAAAATTATTGCCGGTAATATTGCAACCGTTGAAGGGTTTAATGATTTAGCCGACTGGGGAGCAGATGCAATCCGCGTCGGCATCGGCGGGGGATCCATATGTTCTACTAGATTGCAAACTGGTCATGGAATTCCAACACTGCAATCTGTTCTTGACTGCGCGCAAAGTGATCGCAATGCTCAAATTATTGCCGATGGCGGAATAAAAAATAGCGGCGATATTGTTAAAGCTTTGGGCGCCGGGGCAGATTTTGTGATGATCGGATCGCTGCTCGCCGGCACAATCGAAGCCCCGGGTACCATAATATATGGTAAAGGCGGGAATAACTTTAAAACCTATCGAGGAATGGCTAGCCAGGAGGCCCAGATTGACTGGAGAGGCAAGACTGCATCGGTTGAAGGGATATCTACGGTGGTGGCCACCAAAGGCCCTCTATCGCGTACTATGGACAAAATAACACTGGGAATCCGCTCAGGCTTTTCCTATACCGGGGCGCGCACAATAAAAGAACTGCATGCCAAGGCTAAGTTCATTAGACAAACAGCCGCAGGCCGCGGCGAAAGCGAGACACACATACTAAGCCGGCACGGTTCTTAATGCAACAGCCAAAGGAGAGGGTCATATTTGAAGTGGCGGAGAAGGCGAAGGCTGATCTTAAAATCGCACTTCATCGAGACGGCCTAACTCAAACTATGTTTTTCAATGCAGTCGTCGCAGCATATAATGAACACGATGAAAGCTTCCTGGCCTGGTTTGAGATAGTTAGAGGGAAAATTACCAAAAATAAAAGTAGGCAGAAGATGTTAGGCAAAGAAGAGGCTACCGCAGCGCAAAATATGAAAAAATTCGGGTTTAATAAAGACGAGCTTGAAGATATCTTTGATATTATAGCAGAGGAAAGAGGTGAACAACTGTGACAAAACCGTGCGTACAACTATGTAAAGATAAGAAAGTTTCTTGTCCGAACAGAGATTGCAATATGTGGATTGATTTCGAAGAAGATCTGAACTGTGCGAACATATCGGTTGCTAAACATGGCAATATGACACTAAGGCAGGTAGCCGAGCGCGAACACTTGTCCTTTGTTCGAATTCAGCAAATAGAAAAGAAGGTACTAAAAAAATTAAAGGCCAGATTAATAAATAAATAAATATGTGCATTTAACAATTCAATGAACTATTTATTCCTGAAAACATTGCTTTCAAAATAGGAGATATTTACCACATGAGCAACAAGAAAACAATCTTAAACGAGACTCAGATCCGTCGATTTATGAAATTGGCCGATATGACCCCTCTATCCGAACCCTTCGTTAAGGGATCTACATATAAACTTTCTGAGCAGATGCCCGATGATATGGCACCTGCCGAGGAAGAGGATCCAATGGCAGCTATGCCCGGCGAGGTAGAAGATCCTATGGGTGACATGGGCGCACCAGAAGAAGGCCCAGGAGCAGGAGGTGTCGATATCGAAAGCCTTGTCTCTGCAATCGCCGATGCCATTGAACAAGAAACCGGCGTTGAAGTCTCTGTTGAAGGCGACGGCGGTGAAGAAGAACCCATGGATGACATGGGCGGTATGGAAGACATGGCTGCTGAAGAGCCCATGGACAGCCTAGGCCCGCCAGACGGCATGGAAGATGAAGCTATGATGGAGCAAAAACTCCGGAGATATATCAGACAGCAAGTTGCCGGCCTTTTGGCGGAACAACAAGATGAAGAAGTCGTTGAAGAAGATGAAGATGTTCAAGAAGAGGGCCACAAGCATACCGCCGGCGGCCAAGACATGCTCACCAAGGGCACCAACTCTAACCGCGACTTTGAAAAGGACGATAATCGCCAGTCTAGTGCCGGCGAGAAGCACACTGGCGGAGGTAAAGGCAAGGTATCCAAGACCCACATGGGCGGAAATTCAGCCGGCCTACCTCTAGAAGAATCTGCACTTGAAAGACTAACAAGCAGAGTTGCTGCAAGATTACTTGACAAGCGCCGCTAATAGTGTTATAATATAGATAAGGAACAAAGGCTGCGTTCCACGCGGCCTTTCCTATATCTGAGGTGTAAGTGGAAAATGTATTATGGTTTGTGTCCGGATACCTTGTTTGCCGTATAATTACCGGCCTTTTAAATTTAGTTCAAGGCTACCGGTCGCTTAAGCAAGCAGAATTTGATTGTTTGCGCATACTTGGCAGCACTGCCGAGTCGGCAGCGTTTCTGCAGCAGGCCAGAAAGCAGATCATTGAAGATCCTGCAATGTCGAATGAAATCAAGAATCAGTTCAAAGTACAGGCGAACATGGAAGAATTTGTATTCCATACCTGGAAAAAGACTTCGATTGAAAGTTTGATCCTCATGTACCCTACAGCGTACAGGAGATCCCTTAAGTTTAGCGACTGGGCCTCCGCAATGGTACACTTAACTGAGTTGTATAAGAATCCTAATAAGAATACTTAACAACTGCTACAAAAACATATAATATTAAATGGGAGATTTAATGAAATTATCTGATAAACAAACAGCGAATGAAGAGGTGGAACAAGACTTGGAGCAAGAATTGGAATCCACCGGTACGACTATAGTACAAATAGAGCAAGAATTGAGAACTGTAGGCCTTTTTGGCGATGTTGAAGAAGAGAAGATGGCTGAAATCATCGGTGGCTTTCTTTTATTAAGGGAAAGCGGGCTTACGATTGACAGCGCGGCTCCGAACAACAGCCCCATAGAGTTTATTATTTCGACTTCAGGAGGATCAGCCCACGACATGTTTGCAGTTTATGACGCCATGAGGGTTGTCAAGCAGAAATGTCCAGTTCACACCGTAGCGTTTGGAAAAGTGATGTCTGCTGGCGTCTTGCTCCTTGCCGGCGGAACCAGGGGTCATCGCAAGATTGGCAAGAACTGTAGAGTAATGGTCCACGGGGTCACTGGCGGACACATTGGCTCGATTCATAATCTGGAAAATGAAATGGATGAGATCCGGTGGTTGCAAGACCGATATATAACCGCGTTAGTGGAAGAGACCGATATGACCAAGAGCTTTTTGAAGAAGCTGATTGGAAGAAAAGTAAATGTATACTTGACTGCCGAAGAAGCGGTGGAATATGGCATGGCAGACGAGGTAATTTAGTGGACAAGACATTTTATAACCAAGCCTCTGCCGCTAAGCTAGGATGGGAGCCGTCGTGGTTTGGTCAAGATCACAATGACGACGATCTGATCAAGGCCGTCAAGAAGTGGCAGAAGGAACACCGCCTCACGGCTGATGGCCTTGTCGGTCCAATGACATATCGACGCAAGTGGACTGAGCGATCTGCAGAGATATCAGATTATAAACCTTCCAGTTCTATTTACTCTATAGGCCGAGATCGCTGCGACGATCAGAAGCACATTGTACACAACGGCAAATTTCTCGAAATTGATTGGCCAGATGTTGTCCTGTGGGACGAACCGAATGGTCTTAAAATTAAGGACGGAAACTATTACGACTACTCCGGCAAAGAAGATCGACAGCCGGCTATGTTTGTAAACCACTGGGATGTATGCCTATCTGCGGAATCCTGTGCAAAGGTGCTGAACCGCCGCGGAATTTCCGTGCACTTCTGCATCGACAATGATGGAACAATATACCAGCTATTAGACACGCAACACGGTGCATGGCACTGCAGCAACTCCAAGGGCAACAGAAAGAGCATTGGAGTCGAGGTCAGCGATGCATATTATACCAAATATCAAGACTGGTATATACGCAATGGTTTCGGTCCAAGACCAATACAAACTGCCGCGTATGTCCACGGGAGTACACTAAAACCCTTTCTCGACTTTTACCCTCGACAGGTTGAAGCTCTGCAGGCCCTGTGGTCTGCTGTTAATAAAGGTTTAGATATCCCATTAGAATATCCAAAAAATTCTGACGGTTATGTTAACACTGGCGTACACAAAGATTGTACTCGGGCCGCTTTCAAGGGCATTTGTAATCACTACAACTTCACAAAGGGAAAAATCGACTGCGCCGGCCTGGATTTGCCAACTCTTTTAGAAGAACTTAAGAATTAAGGAACTAATTATTAGTAACATGGATAACGAATTACAACATTTATTGAACGAATATTTTGAGCCGACTGCCAAGAAACTTGATATAAACGAGATGTTTCGCCTGGTCGAACAAGTGATGGAAGGCATGCCGATTCTGGCCGAAGACTTGGCCCCGGCCATGGCTGGAACACAGTCGACAGCGGATTTCATGAAGTATCTTCCAAAGTTTGAAATGTCCGAGAAAGTCGGAGAGCTTTCAACCAGCAAGAGT